CGTGGCCCTTCTTGTTTCGGTAGGTCGGTCTTTGATTGCGTGCCTCGCTCCGTTAGCTAAAACGGCGCAGGCTAGTAGGTCAATCTTTCGCGGAGAACCTTTCTTCTCTTTGCGAAAGCTGCCGGCTTCGGTAGCGACGGCGTTTAGAACATGGCGTTCCAATCGTGGGTCGCCATCGTGTCCTATTTCATTGGCCACTAAGTCGGCTAAAAATTGTTGAGCCATTGGTGCGATTCGATGATTCGTTGGCGGGATGCGTTCCACGCGTCTACGCCAGCGTTTGGACCATTCCAAAACATCCGGTTCGTAAAAGCTCGGGTCTGCCCAAAGCATCTGAACGTTGTAGGTATCAAAAAGCTTCTCGATGGCAGCGTTTACATCTGCGCGGTCGACTGTCCAATCCGGGTTCTGCGGGTCTGGTTCCCAAACCGCGTGGACTTTGAAAGTACCGGTGCGAACGTCTTGAATGACAATGCCTGTTGCGTCGCCTGAAACGGAACCATCGAAACCAGCAACAACCTCGGCTCCGGGGGTGATTCCGTTTGGCCTTTTTGCGGCGGCCCAAAAGTGGGGGCTAATGAAATCCTCGCCCGCTAGTCTAACCCATTGATTCAGGCGGAATCTTTGGAATCCTGCGAATCCGGCAGAACCGGCGCTCGCAATCGAAGCCTCAAAATCACTCAAATCCAAAAGACCCTCGGCCAGATTCGGATTGGCCTCGCGCCAAACATCCGGGTCGGTCGGGTCCGCGTCTTGAGGCGCTTCCCACGACCAGAAACCAAATTGACGGTCGTCGACTTCGCCAGCCGCTACGCGTCTGCCGTGTTCGTACAGCCGTCCAAGCAGGGTGTCTGTATGACCGCCGGCTGTCGTAATCCCGACCACGAGCGATTCAGGGCGGTCGGCGCTTCCCTGCGTTAAGGCCTCCCAGAGTTCATCGCCTCGCGTATTGCTAGCCGAGCTTGGCCATGCGTGTAGCTCATCGGCTACCACGAGGGATGGTGCTAAACCGTGGGCTCTCATAGCGTCCGCAGAGAGGGCCCGGTAAACCGAGCCTTTGGCGGGCACTTCGAGCGCGTCGCGATACACCTTGACGACCCGTGACAAAGACGGGGATGCCATTACCTGATTGCGCGCCTCGCCGAAAACAATGCGGGCTTGCGCACGGTCCGCGGCCGCTGAATAAATCTGCGCGCCGGGCGGTCCGTACATCAGGTGTTCGAGGGCCAATGCGGTTCCGAGAAGGGACTTGCCGTTCTTTCTCGGCAGTAGCACGATAGCCCTGCGAAATCTAAGAAGGTCTGTTTTGGGGTCGGTCTCTAATAACCGGTCAATCAACCATCGTTGCCAATCGGTGAATTCTAACCGTTGGCCTGCTCTAAATCCGCGTGATGCTTTTAGTAGTAGCGAAGCGAAATCGGCGGTGTTTGGCCCGCGAGACTTATCGTGTAAAGACGGAACGTAAAGCCGGGGAGCCCATGACGGGTCCGGCATAGGCAGAGTTGCCAAGCCTTATCCCTCCGCCTCGATTGCCGAGGCCGGCTTTCCCTCCACGCTAGATTGCTTTGGCGAGCGCTTCGAATAGGTTTCTGGAACCGTTCGTTCTAACCACCATGCGGCAGCTTGCCAATTTCCGTCCGATGCCGCGCGTTGAACGTATGTCACGTTTCTAACTATTGCGTCGGCCCGGGCCTTTTTCATGTCATCCCAAAGTTGGAGAGCGATGGCATGAACGGGATTCGGTGCCTGCCCAACTGATACACGCTCGGCTTCGACCTTGCCTTGCTCTAGTAGCCGCAAAACCTCGGTGGATGAAAGGCCCGCATAGTGGCAAGCCGTTTCTAAGTCGGTTCCGTTTCGCAGGGCGGTAGCCATCTGCTCTATCTGCGCCTCATTCATCACGCCGGAACCTCTGAAAGGTGGAGCCCAGAAGTCGGAATTGCACCGCTCTCTGCTTCTTGGAAAGAAGCCGCATCGCTGTCTATGCTTTCGGGGCGTGAACCTAGATACATTCTAGCGCCTGCTTCGTCAATAGCGCTGAATGGAAGTGTGGGAACCGCTAGGCGTGTCGCAGCCTCGGGGTCGATGAAGTAAATGTAGCGGAGCTGGAATCCCGGGACTACTTCTGCGCCGGCAGCGCGGCAGTAAGCCTTCCAATCGTACTTGCCGCCGGTTACGTCGTAGAACGTGCGGCCGCCTAATTCTGGTCTAGGCGATAGAGGGTTCGATTGTAGGGTCATCGAGTGAATCACTACACCGTTGGGAAGTTTTGCTAGCTCGGCGTTTGGCTTGATTGCGGTTAGCTTGAAACCGCTTGCGCGATAGATAGTGCCATCTCCGCATTGTGCCCCATCGGCGAACGAGATAACCCATTGGACCGTTGGCGCGTGCTTCTTGAGTAGCTTCATCGCGATAGCAATCGCGCGAGATTCGGAATTCTTTGGGAGGGCATCGGAGAACGCCATCCGGTTAAGTTCGAGAAACCCGTTCCATGGGGTCTCTTTGACTAGCCCCTGAATTTTGCGCTTGTCGAGCGATGGGCCAAATTGTAAAGCGCCCTCTAGTTTTCCGGAATAATAAACGCCCATGTGAATCTGGGAGTTCATGACTACCTTGCCGGAGTAGTGGATGCGCTTAATAACGGCGTTAGCTTCCTGCGCCGAGATTGGCTTGATAATTAGGTCCTTGGCGCTCATACCTGCGTCCCAAGAAAGAGTTCGCAAATTCGAGCGATGGCATTGCCGTTGTTGTTCGGGTTGCCGGTATCTCCAAAATCACCTAGAGCCTTAGCGGCCCTGATAGCTTCCTTGACCGTTTCTACTTGGTCGTCATGGAAGGTGAAAGACATCTGCTGAATCGGCTCGCGGTCCCGGCTAGCGGCTTGGAAGGCATCGGCCCAATCCTCGCCCGCGGGCAGGGATAGCGGCTCGAATCCGATGGCCTGAATCTCGAAGCCGGCTTCATCCAATTCGGAGAGAGTAGCGGCTAGCATGTCCGGGTCCCAATCGGCCAATTCTGCCGTTCGGTTATCCGCGAGCGCGAAGGCTTTAGCCTCGGCCTCGGCCCATTCATCCGGAACGCGGGTGATGCTGATTTCACGCCATCCGATAGATTTGGCCGCAACCATCGTTCCGTTGCCGGCGATGATTGTGTTCTGCCAAACGACCAACGGGCGGCGTTGGCCAAACTTCTCCAACGATGAAGCGATGGCCTCAAGGTTTTTAGTTGGATGGCGGCGAGCGTTGTTTGGGTCGAGGGTAAGGGAATCTATGTCGACGGTTTCAACGGAAAGATTTTGAGCGGTCATGCGGTCCTAACGTGTGGCGTTGAGGCGCTCCATGCGGCGGGCCTCTAGTTCATCCAAGGGGTCATACTCCCGGACCTCGCCAACGCCTAGGCGCGCGCGGTCTGCGGGTGAGAATCCAAGCGATGAAAGCCAAGACGTAATTTGCGTCCTTAACTCCCTTAGCTGGGAAACGTATGGGTGGGTCACGAAGGACCCGTTTGGAAGTCTGTAGTAGCGAGGCACCTCGCCGATAGATAACGCTCGGCGCATCGATTCCGCTTCGTCTACGGTTTGGCAGAGCATCTTGATAACCGCGGCATCCGAATTCGGTGATAGCCAAAGGCGGCCGGCGGTCCAGATTTGCTCCCACAATTCCGCTCCATCGATTCCAAGGGTCGGAGGCGATGGGATGTCCTTTGCTGATAGCAAGCCCTCTCCGGGCAGCGGGGCATCGGGTAAAGATTTGTGCGACGGATTGCCGTTGAGGCGATGCTGCTCCGTCGGTTTCGGTGGCCGGCCATTCGGGCGGCCCGTGGGCGTGGCCATGCGGCCTCCTATTCTTTTGCCATGCGGCTAGGGCTCGAACATTTGTTCGAAAACATCTGTGGCCATGCGGCCGAATCAAGGGGCTACCCCCCTGCGGGTTTCCCGAGCGCACGCATTGGCTCATCACGCCGGGCCCGGGTGGCCCCCTCCGGGGGGGCTCTCCCCCGGGTACTCGAACACTTGTTCGAAAGTCCAAAATTTGGGGAATCCCCCTAGAATCTCCGCTTTATTCGATTGTCACGCTGGGAATTCAACCCTTCGGTCGATGATTTCGAGCGATGGCAATGCGGAGGAACGCGGTCATGGACGGCCGCTAGATTGGTCAACCCATGGTCATCGTTTGGAACGATGTGGTCGACCGTATCAGCGCCGGGTTCTCCGCAGAGGTAGCAGATTCCATTGTCGCGTTTCAAGACAATCATTCGTCTAGTCCTCCAATCGGAGGGCAGGCGCTTCCGCCTAGTGCTACTCCCCCAGGGGGCTTTTTGGTGTGGCCCACATCTGCCTTGGTTGATAGCAGGGGAGGGGCATTTGTTTTCAAGACAGGGGGTAGGTGCTAGCAAGGGAGGGAGTTCTTTTTTACCGTCGGCCAGCTAGACCTTGGGCTCCGTCGATGCGAATCCGGTGCCTTTGAAGATTACGGGTGGGGCTTGAAATACGCGGGCCATTGGGCGGTCGCATCCGCATACTGGCACGTTCTCTGGGTCTGTGATTGACCGGCATACATTGACGGTCTGGGGGCATGTGTCGCATCGGTACTCGTACGTTGGCACTAGCTATCGCCCGGGAGCTTTATGTCCTTGGCCCATCGTCTACCCGGGTCGCCGCCCCATGCGTCCCACGCTACGCGGCCAGCGCTTGGGAATCCGGGCTCGCCCCTGTTGAATCCTGTGGCATCTCTGTCCGATTCGTGCCGGGCAAAATAGGAGCGCATCCGGCCAATCGTTTCATCTGATACAGCGCGGCCATTGGCTAGCTGGGCAGCTCTCGCGCGGCCAACGCTAGTGAATCCGGACCCGGCTTTTCCGTCCGCTATCCATTCAAGCGCTCGCTGGGCGGCATCCTGAACGGATTGTGGGGGTCTATAAGTAGCCATGTGGTCCTTTGTGAAATCTAAGGAGATAAGAGCCCACCATCCGACCCCTCAACACGCGCCCGAAAGGCCGTTGGCTTGGACCGCGTGGAGCCTCCTAATTCTTCTCCTAATTAGAGTAAAGGGGTTTTGAGGGGCAAAAGTATACTGATTCCCGGATTTTTTTTGACTTCGGCCCCCTAGGATGCCCCAAATCGGCCGTTTAGCGGCTCGGGCAGGTAAAGATACCGGCGGCGGGAGGTAAAGCCGCCTATGGGGCGTCTAGGGCCGGAAAGGGAAACCCCGCCAATCGCGGTTGATTGACGGGGCCGGCTACCGGGCCCTGAAAGGGGGAGGCCCGGAAGATTGTGGGGCTAGTCTTTGCCCTCCACTATTCGAACTACCCGTTCCAGCCATTCTACGGGCAACCCGGTAATGATTACCGCGTCCTCTTGAAGGTGCCGGATGATACGGGCCTGCTCCCAAATACGCCCGGAATCGAAAGCGATGCTTACAAAGCTGCCGGGCTTGGCCTTGGCTAGCAATAGGTCGCACTTTAGATTCGGGAATTCATGGTCGGCTTCGCATCCATCGCATCGGCCGAAAGGCACCGAATCCATGGCCTCGCGGAGATTCATGCGCCAACCTCGCGCTCGACTAGATAGAGGGCATGTTCATAAGCGTCGCAATGGCAGGTTTCGCTTTCGTTGTGCTCGGCTAGCGGCTTGATTAGGGCGATGATTCGCTGGCGTTCGGCCTTCATCCCGTCCTCGTAAGCGCCGATTGCCATCTTTCGGGCGGCGGCCATGATGTCGTCTCTAAGGCTTTCGTTCATCGTTCTAACTCCTCGTAAGCATCGAGCAAAATACGGTCCAAATCGGCATCGGCTACTTCGCCATCCTTGGCGAGCCCATCCACGAAGTCCGCGAGGTAAACCCGGTAGGCGATTGGGTCGAGCTTTTTTACTATTTTGCTTCGCTCGAATGTTAGGCCGGCAATCTTAACCGTTCCATCGCAATCGTACGTTTCGTCGTATCGCTCAAGTAGCTTCCTGCCGTTCATCGAGGGCCCCCGACCGGCTTTAGCGTTGTGGCAATGTAATCCTCTAGGATGCGCCACTCGGTTTGGCCGATGTCAATGAAATTCAGCGGCTCGCCATTGATTTCGGTCCGTAGCGTAATCACGCCGTCCTCGTTGATTGTTATGATTCCCTCGGCACCGGGGAAGGTGTCGATTTTGCTTCTGAATAGTTCGTCTTCCATTTGTTTCCCTTTCTTTCCCGGGGGCCGCTTATGCGGCCGCCCCTTCATTTGCTCCGGATGCTTCCAGAATTTTTTGCTCAACCGCTGCGATAGCCCGGAGGTCCTTTTTGACCTCGTAGAATTTCAGGTCTTCGTCGGTCCAGCCGTCGTAAGAATCCTGATAAATCTGGATGGCATAGAGAAGCGTGTTGGCCTGCTGGTCGGTTAGCTGGATGCTTATCTTTTTGCTCATTAGATTCCAGCCTCCTCTAGCACTACCTCGATGGCGCGGAAGCGGCTTGCGTCCCATTCCCATTTGATTCCGTTCTTGTTGAAAACAACCATGACCTTCGCGGCTAGTTCGGTGTCTGCGATGTTCTGGTGGCTTAGGTATCCGCCGTCGCGTCCGGACCAGCGGCTGCGTAGTTGGTACATTGCTGGCTCCGCGTCATCGATTGCGGAATTGTCTTGGCATCCTAAGCAGCAGCCCTTGATGCTGGTGTTGATTTTGATACCGAGGGCCTTTAGGTCCTTCTTTGCGTTCTTCCAATTTGCGTTCATTTGTTTCCCTTTCGTTTTACCCCGGGGCCTTCCCCGGATAAGTCCCAAGTTACTCTTTTGGGGGCAAAGACAAGCTCATTTCCAAAGATTTTTTTTGGCCCGTCAGCCCCGTATTTTCGGGCTTTTTGGCTACTTTCCGGCCTCTAATCGGTCCAAAATCCGGCCAATTAGCTCCATAACATCGCCGCTCATGGGGTAGCCGGCTAGCTTGTGGCGCATGACCTCCGAGCGGACTACCTCGATGGCGCGCTCCCGTTCGCGGGCGATGGAATCGTTTTGTTCGCCCATCGTTATCTTTCTAGTTCATCGGTCCCGGTAATTATTCGCGCGACCCAATCTAGCGAGCGCTCGCAATCGGTCTGCTCGGTTGTCAATCCATCGTGTAGTTCCGCGCGATGGTGATTGATAAGAGCAAGGATTCGGTCTAGTTCTTTGCGCGCCCCGGATTCGATTCCGGCTTTGCGTGCTTCCTCTAGGTCGCTCTCGGTGTAAAGAATTGGCTCGCGTCCGTCGTCGTCAATCATTAGGCCAACTCTCATCGATTACCATAAGAGCAATTACGGAGTAGTTCGCGAGGTCCATGAAAGAATCACGCAGGCTTTCATGGTCCGGCTGCTTCCCTGTATCGATTAGGTGATTGATACGCGCGACCTTGTCGTGGATTCGAACGCGTAGACCATTCAGCGGACCCCCGGGAGAGCGGCTGATGTTAGTCGGGCCGTAATCGCGGTGCTTAGTCAATAGCAACTCGGTTTGGGCTTCGAAGTAGCTCTCGACTAGAGAATCGAATTCCGGACCAATGTATCTCGCGCGGTCCGGTACTGCGCGAATGTTTTCGTTCATTTCGCTTCTTTCTTTGCGGCGGCAAGGATGGTCCACGCGCGCTCGCGGTTTAGGATTTCGTTTAGTTCATCCGGATTGAGCTTTAGCTTTGTCCGGTAGCTGATGTCGATACGCTCGGCCTCTAAGGCGTCGATTATCCACTTCACTTTTTGACCGAGCCAACTAGTAGCGAGCGCCAAGCATCCTCGTAGCTAACGTCTAGTTCATGCGCTAGCGCTTTCATTGCGAACCGGAGCTTTGCTTCATGGATTACCGGTGGGTCGCATAGGTAGCCGATTAGAGCGTCCCGAGCGGCGTTGCGGGCATCCATGAGGGTTGTTTGTGAATGGTTGCCTGATTTCGATGCCATGTTAGGCCCCCTGCTTTGTGCGCCATAGAATCGCGAACCGCCCGGAGCGTAGTTTTACGCGGCCCCCGGTGTCCTCGATTAGGCCTTTGGTGGTTAGCTCGGCCCTGCGGCTTCGGATGCCGGACGGGCTTGCGTGTTTCCATCCATTAGAATCGGCCATCTGATAATACACGTCCACTAGGTCCTCGTCCGTTTTTGGCCATGTGAGCAGGGTTAGGATTGCCTGCTGCGTTTCGGTTATGTTGCTTACCGATGCGGCCGCTTCGTGGCTAGTCATCGGGTCGGTCTTTCTTGCTACTGCCATGGTTACTTTCCCTCTCTTGTTTGGCTATCGATGAAGATAGCGACGGCCCCGATTAGCACGCCCACCCCAATGATGGACCCGCCTAGGGGGTTTACTTCTTGAATTTGCCAAACCCCGCTCATCGCAAGGCCGGCTAGTGCGCCATAGGTTAGTGATTTTAGGATGTTCATGCTTTGGCCTCCATTACCTCTAAAACGCGGTCTACGGCGCTACCATTGCGGCCGCCGATGTGCCACTCGTAAAGGTCGAGCGGCGTTAGGTCCTCTTTGTAGTCATAGATTGTGGCGATTGTTCCGTCCTCAAAAATCAGCTGCCATTCAACGGTTGTCTTTCCATCGCCGGTGTATCCGCGGGTTGGCTCGCCGAATGTATCAACGAGGTCGCCGTATGTGGTCCGAATGTGGCCCATGAGGCCGGTTCCAACAATGTAGTCGGAGGCTTGGACTAGGTGTTCGAATTTCATGCGGGCACCACCGATGCGATTCCAACGTGCGGGCGGCCAATCTTGAATGTCGCGATACCTTGCTCCGCAATTTCGCGGGCATGTTCAACGCTAGCCGCGCGAAAGATAAGCGTGTTGCCGCTTAGGTAAGTCACCTTGAACTTCTTCATTTGATTCCCTCCGATTCCCCGGGGGCCGCTTACGCGGCCACCCTTCCGATTATGTGAAATACCTCAACCTTACGGTTGATGTGGGCCCAATCGTTTACGAAGCGGCCCTCGATTATGTAGCCGGCGGTTTCTAATTCCGCGGCGGCGGTTCCCTCGTAGTCATAGTTGGTGTGATTAACTACCATGATGCTCCCGAGGTCTTTGTAAACCGCGTATCCCATCTGGGTTGTGTTGCTGTAGCGCTCGAATCCGAGGTTGCTTAGTTTGCGGCTTACGCCTGCGGTTGTGGTGCTTGTAATCGTTGCGTTCATTTGATTCCCTTTCATTCATTCGGGCCTTTCCCGATAAGTCCAAGTTACGGGATTGGGGGCGAAGTCAAGGTCATTTCACTAAGAATTTTTAGGGGCCAAATTGGGCCCAAAAAGCCCGGAATCTAGGGGTTTTACAAGGATGTCGGCCCCGATTGGGCGGCCATCCGCGTAGCGTTTTTTGGCCCGGAGGATTACAACTAGTGAATCGTCCTTCAATGCCCCGCCTTGAACCAATCCATCGAGGGTGCTTCGACACAATTTGTCGATGTCCGGGGGGACCGTTGGTAGCTCGCGTTTTACCGTTGCCGGCCGCGGTAGCCAAAAAGTTATGTCCACCTGAACGGGGCCATCGAAAACGATGAAGCCGTGGTAATCGAGCCACGCCCGCTGGACCGCAATGGCGACGGCCGCACGCCAAGGCGCGACCTTCTTTGATGCCTCGATGAGGCGACCATTGCCAACGTGACGTTTCGACCCTTGCGGACCGGGTTCCGTCCCGTGGACCAGCAGGCGTAGTTCGACCATTAGAAGGGTTCAGCTCCGAAGTCGCGAAGCGCTGCTTCTCCACGTTGCGCGGTCTTTGGAAAGCTAGCGTCGTTAAAATTCGGTTCTGCGTACCCGATGGAATTCGCGCGAACCTTTAGTTCAACCGCGGTCGACCCGTCCTTTTTTTGGTAGGTCTTTCCGAGTTTGAATGTTCCGTTCACCGTTACTTGGTCGTCTACTTTGATGGGCCCGAGCTGGACACCATCGTTTAGAACGACGTCGTAATAATCGCGGCTCGCGGTTTCCCATTCGCCGGTTGATTGGTTCTTGATTCGGTTGGCAACGCTTACGGTTAGCGTCGTTCCCCAATCAAACTCCTTAACCTGATTGACCCATCCGGTTAGGGTGATTTGTGTTGCTGCCATTTGTTTCTCTCTTTCTATTTGTGGTTTGGTCGATTCAATTTTGGCATGTGCGGCATACAGCAGCGATTCTATCGTGTTCGCATCGCTTGGGTGGATTTGCGGCGGCGCGTTCCTCCGCTAGCCGGGTCTCCTCCAAGATTCGGATTGTCTGCTCTCGCGAGCGCTCCGATTGCGCGACGCTAATTTGTCGCCGGCGCTCGGCCGCCTCCTCGGGCGTAAGGCTTCGCTCCGGTAGCGGTTCGTCTAGCCATCGTTCCTGATTGAGCCATGTGGCCGGCCATGGAATAAATTCGGGCTCGGGTAGATTCGGGTCGTTCGCGTACCGATTCGCCGCCTCGATGATTACCTCGGCCGATGCTTTTTTGAGAGCGCCTTTGAAAGCTAACCGGGCTTTTCCGACCGCTTGCTTGCGAGGGTAGAGATTGTAAAATTCTGTGAAATTCGCCTCAAGGTTTCTTTTTTGGTTCTTGACTGGTTCTAAGTCTGGTTTGGATGACGTGGGTGTCGCCCCCCCCATGACGCCCGTGTCATCCCCCCATGACGCTAGTGTCATCCCCCCCGCGACGCCCGCGTCGCCCCCTCGGAGCCTTCGATGATTGATTGAGCCGTCACATTCGGCCGGGCATTTGAGGAGCACCTGATAGAGGTTTGGGCGGCCGTTGGCTTGGTCACCATAGCTTCCACCGGCCCCTAGTTGGCAACTAATCTCCCCGGCCGCTTCCAGCTCGCGTAGGGCCCGCTGAACGCTTCTAGGTGTTACACCCCCGGCGTATTTGGCGAGCGTAGCCACCGCCGGCCATGCGCCGCCGTCGCCTTGGTGATTGGCTATTCCAAGGAGGACCAATTTTGCCGTCCCCTGCGCCTTTGAATGATGGAGGGCAACCGAAATCGCTTCAATACTCAAATCTCTACCTTTCTAATCGACGGCTAGCTTAGTAAATTTTTGGGCTCGGTAATTTCGGCGCGCCCATAATCGTTGTCAATCAGATACCATTTGCCAGTCAATCTATCGTGGACCGGCGTAGATTCGGGGCTATCCCAGCTTTGTAGTTTCCAGCCGTATTGCCGGGCCATGAGGGCCGCGGCGCTATTGGATTCGATTAGCCCGTTGAATAGGGAGCAAATTAGGACTAGGTTTGCCGGGCGATGGCGGGCCTTACTTCCCCCCATGCCGCGATTGACGCGATGGTTTGGGGATACAGCCTCGACCTCTCCGCAATGTAGGCAATACCTGTCCCGCTCGACTAGCTTGCGGAATTCGGCCGGTTTCAATCGTCCTCCTCATCGTCCTCATTTGGTCTGAATCCAATGCGAAGCTCCGGAAACGTTGCGTCCTCGATTCGCTCAACTTGGGCGTTCATAGACACGTCCCGCAGCTCGACAGATTCGGGTCTATCCGGACAGGTGTGCTTTTTGCGCCATTCCCGTAGCAACCGAACGGCTTGGTCACCTATTGCGCGGAATTCGCTACCGCATGAACATAGCTCTCTAACGTTCACCGACGCCCGCTGTCCGCCATGTTACTTCGACCATACGCGCCTGCGTCTGGATGCTTGATTGGGCTAATTCTAGGTGGCGCATCTTTATCTTAATTCTTTGATACTCGGCGCGCGCGATGTCTGCGGCTAATCTCGCGTCGGCGCTTTTGAGCGTTGCGATTGCTTGCTTGTGCGCCACGTTTCCCTGCGCGTGTATCAACGCGACCGCTTGGGTCTTTTCGGCTTCTAATTGAAGCTCGGCTAGTTTTACTTCGGCTTCATACAGCGCGCGGATTCCCGCCTCGGCCTGCTGGCGGATGTCAACTAGGTTTTCGATTATTGCGTCGGGTGTGCTAATCGATGTCACGCTTCTCAATCTCTTTCTGGACTTTCCATAGCTTCTCGGCAACTCGCAAAGCCTCTAGCAAGTAGCCGGTTTGGTCGATTCCCTCTAGACGTGCCCACCGGGCCACAGAGGTAATCTCCGTGACCGCGGCGGCAAGTACCGAGCGCTGATAAAGCAGCTCGTCATCGTCAATCGGCAAGCGTCTTCCCTTTAGCGGTGATGCGGTCCAATACCGCCTTCGGTGCCTTAGCGGCGGCCGCATCCGAATAGAGCGCAAGCAATTCGTCGCGGGTATTAGCCGCATCGATTACTTCCTGCCATTCGTTCTTGGCTACCGAAACCTTGGCAGCAATTTCATAGGTAGACGCATCCGGGTCCGGCTCATCCGTTGGGAGGGCTAGTACTTGAAGCAAGAACGTTCTAAACGCCACGCTCATTGCTTTTGCCGTCGCCTTATCGCCGGAATCAAATGCCTCCGCAAAGACGGTTCCGCTGATTGGTTCGCCTTCCGGCCCGTAGACCGCATAGCTAACCGTCAATCGAGCCACCGACATTGAGCCGCCGTTTCGACTTGGAAGGGTTTCGTATTGCGCGTCCAAAACATTAGGGACTATGAATCCCCCGGCGTTTCGAAGCGCAGGCCCGACCTTATTCACTACCGCATCGATACCGCGGAAATTGAACCGCTGGGCCTCGTTTCGGTCGTTCTTTGCTACCGCTTGAACCTCAAGCATCACCGCTGCGATTACCTCGCGCGCTGTTGTTATTTTTGTCATGGTGTTATCCTTTCTTGTTTACTAAGTATGGAAGTCCGGTACCGCGGGCTTGACGGGTGACGGTCCAAGCGCCGGCAACTAGCCCGCGTTTTGCTTTGCCCATTGCGTCTAAAACGCGAGATTTTGATTCGTTGAATTTTGCTTGCGCATCCTCAAAATTTGCTTGAGCGGCAATGTAATCCGAGCCGGTTGCGCCTAATTCGACGTCGGGCAATTCGGGGTCTATTGCCGGGTGTATTGCCCGGATGGCGTTATAGGTGGATTCAGCGCCATCGTAATCCGGCTGCTTTTGATTCTCTAAATAATCGCGCCACAATTTTACACGCTCAAGATTTGCGGCGGCCTCGAATTCATCGGTGGCTAACTCGAACTCGCGGTATTTGGACCCGCTAAATAGCGTCGCAACGTAAGCGCGTTGAAACTGGAAAGCGTCGAGATACCAAAGAACTTGTGCGCGATAGCTTGGTGGAATGTCCCCAGTATCTTCATTCCATTCGTCCTCGTATCGCGCCGTTTTTATTTCGATGACAAACCATTCGCCAGATTCGCGATGCCTTGCCAATCCGTCCGGGTTGGCGATTTGCCATGGTCGTTCGGCGTGGCTAAACGTTCCGGGGGATGGAAAGACTTCCAGCTCCGGATGCCGCTTTATGAATTCGGCAATCACTACCGGTTCAAGAGTTGTGCCCCAATACATCGCCTCGGATTCGATGCGCTCATCGTCAATGAGTTTGAGTTTTTTTGCCCAAAGCGATAGTGGGCTCTCCCACTTATTCAACCCGCAAATTACACCAACCTCGCTGCCGCCGATTCCAGCCGCGCGAGCCTCATGCCATTCGGGCGACCCGGATTCGAACACGCCGATAAGGCGGGCCGGACACGATGCCGGTAAAGATTGTGCTACGTTAGGACTAGTCATCTAGTCTTGATTCCCTTCTACTAGGTGGCGCAAATTCCCTCGGAATAAACCCCGGGGGATTTTTGCGTTTTCGCCTGTTGAGCGATTAGGATAATCTTATTGCTACCCGCCGACATGGGTGGATTTGACACGAAGGGAAAACAATGGAGGAGAAAGTATTTGCCAGCAACGGCGAGCAACTGAAAGATTGGCTCCAATTTCAGGATGAAATCTTTACAGCGCCGACGCAGACACCATGCGTTAGTTATCCGGAAGCGTACTTTGACGATGAGCCGGGGTTGCGCAATCTAGCCCGGGCCGGATGCGAATCCTGCCCCGTTCAGCTCCAATGCCTTCGGTACGCGTTGAAATGGGAACCATACGGGATGTGGGGCGGGTTGAGTGCCGCCGAGCGCAAGGCAATCCTAAAGGCGCGGCAATCCCGAGCATCCTAATCCGTCCCCAATGATTCGGCCAATCGCCTAACAGCTCGGCCGACGCGTTTTTTTGCGCCATCCTTTGTCATGCCTGCTAGTTCGCCAATCTCCTCATAAGTCAATCCGTCGCGGAATCGCCAACCAAGCACTTCTTTCATCTCGGAGGGCAACCCGTAAAAATTCCCCCGAATGTCAGCCATTAGGGTCAATGCCGCGCCGCTCTCGTATGAATAGTCCAGAGGTTGTTCCGTAGTTGGATTGACGCGCGATTCGGTTACGGGGGTCTCCTCCCATAAGAACGGCAACGCTCTCTCAATCACGTCTAGCGGGTAAGCGAGCTCGTTTATTGGTCGGTTGATTCTTGCGGCTGATTCATGCGCGCAGTATTTGGCAGCTTCGCGACGCAGGGAAACGTAGAGCTTTCCCTCACCGCCGTCCTCTTTTCGCCATCGTTTTACTGTCGGGGCGTTATCGCAAAGCCATAGAAACAAATGGCCAATCAAGTCGTCGACCTCGATTGCCGCCCATCGCTTGCCGATGCGAATAGCTACCACCTCCGCCAGCTTTAGCTCCGCGGCGTTTAGGTCAATCATGCTTCAACCTGCCTCGATGCCACGCGGGTTCGCGGCCATCGGTGGGGCATCAGGCTCTCTATTTTTTGAGCCTTTGTGATTGTGCCTTTCATAACTAGGGGGTCATTGACTAGGCCCATCTGCTCAAACCAAGCGCTCGCATCGCATAGCGCTCCGCCCTGAATCCATTCGGTATCACCGACTAGCTGCGTCCAAATTCCGTGGTGGTAATGACCCGAGAACAGGATGTCGGCGTCTCCGATTGGGTCTCGCGCGACGGCCATGTTCTTAAACCAAGCCAAAATCTTTTGATAAGGCGTGCCGGATGTCCGGGCAATGTGGCCATGAGTAAGACCTGCTACCCAACCCAAAATTTCGACAGTCAACGACAGGCGTTCTTTTGAAGGGAAGCTAAAAGTGACGTTCTCTATGTTCGCGAGCGCAAAGGCCTCCGCAATTTGTTCAACAACTGCCACGTCATCGTTATCTCCAAGCGTTGTGTATGCCTTTCCGTTTTGACGATTCTCGCCATGATTACCGGGCACAACCGCGACGTGAACCGGTAGCCCATGACTTGCGATTTGTAAAAGCACCTCGGTCAATAATCTACGGACTAGTTTTACTTGCTCCCTGCGGTCTAATGTGACGCTGAAAGTCTGCATCTCGTACCAACCGGAAACGCCTTCTACAAGGTCGCCTGTGATTGGGATAAAGATTCGGTCCGCTGGCCTGCCAGACTTCTTTAGAAACGCGAGGTCATTCTTTACAATCTCGGAAAGCTCTAGCGCCTTAGCAACCATGCCTTCGACGCCTTGGCCGTCTGCCTGCCCGGCCTGTAGGTCTGTAATCTGAACGAAATACGCGCGCTCGGTTCCTAATTCTTTCGGTTCGGAACGCTTTGCCTTTCTAGCGGCGGCAATGATGTCCTCGAGGTCGATGCCCTCAAACTCGGCCACCCTTAGAATGATGCGGGCCTTGAAATAATAGAGGCGCTTTATTTCGCCGCCTCCAACATTGCCATCCCACGCGCGAAGCTCTACCGGCTGGCGGGTGTCAATGTAGTACTTGCTCCGGTCTACTCCCGGCGGTAGCAACTGGTCAAGAATCTCATCCCAATTTGTCGGTTCCGATTCTAGGGGGTCGGTTACGACGTAGCCGCCGTCGGCTCGGATTGTGATACCCGGCTCGAATCCTTTTGGATGCGCCTTGCGAGGCTTGCGGATTTCCAAGCTAGCCCCATCGGTTCCGACTTGAAGTAATTTGTCTAGGTCGCTCATGCTTGTCCTTTCGATGGGCATCCGCATAATCCGCGGCGATGAATTTGGATTGTTCGAACGGACCCGGAGAGGCCCGCCGATTTTAGTTTGAAGCTAACGAAGTCCGCGGATAGCTCGCGATTGTTCAGCATCCCCTGAACCGCCCCGCTGTAGGGGTCCGGAAGTTCTTTGATTTGTCTACCGAGGACGCAGGGTTTCATCCCTTCGATACTTGGTGCGCTTTCTAGCAGCGCTTCTAGGTTGGCCACTTTGTCGCCTTCTTTCTCCGAGCTGATTGATTGGCCCGGGTTCACCCTTAAGCGTAGTGCCGGCGAGCACATGTCAAGTTCTTTTTAGATTCGGCGTGTCGTTTTTATTCTCCCGGGTAAAGCAAAACCCCCCAAAGCCCGAAAGCCTTGAGGGGTTGTAGTTTGCTTTTGTTTAGAGGTTTTCATCCTCGGTGGAGCGAGAAACGTTCGCATAAGCGAGCGCGGAGCTTCCAACGGAAAGAATCGCAGCAGCAATGGCCAAAACGTGGCCTGCTACTTCTCCGGTCAATACTCCAAGAGTGACTAGTAGTGGAACGATGGTGCCGACTACTCCGTAAATCCATGAACGGGTGTTGGGGCTGAATAGGTCCTTCATTGCTTCTCCTTTTATTTTGATGTTTGGGTTTTGCTTTAGAGCAGAATTACCGCGCCGGGGCGTAATGGCTTGCCGGCGTTAGCTTCGTAAAGGTCCTTGGCGTAAGCGTGGCCTGATAATCCGGCAGGCTTGTAGATTTGCGCAATCCGGGCATAAGAATCCCCGGGCCTAACAACATGGGTCCTAGGGCGTTCTGGGGCTACGGGGGTCTCTACGGGGCTCACAGGGCTTTCTGGGGCCAATTCTGCCGGGGCCTCGAATAGCTCGCAGGCGTCGCAGGATTCATCGCCGCAGCAAGATTCGTCTAGGACGATGGGCTCCGGCTTAGGTGCTTTTTTGTTTGCCAATTTGTCTCCTTACAGGTTGCTTAACATCGTGGAAAGGGCGCTCGCGCCAGCGGCGGATGCCCCAGCAACTACCCACATGTGTTTCTCTAGTTTGCGGATGCGAATCTCATGGTCAGCTATTTCGCGGTCTGTCTTCTCAATCTCGCTTGGGATGCGGTCGTTCAAGATTGCGACTTGGGTTTTGAGCTCCATAAGGGTCTCGTAAATTACAGTTTGCGTCACGCGTACGCCCTCGTTATCTGCGGCCAATTATCTAATCACTCTCACTTCGATTGAACAAAGGTCGTGCCATTCCATACACGAACGTCGAATGTGTCCTTGAATTGTGTGCCATCCCAAACGCGCATCCTGCCAGAAACAAATTGCGACCCGTTCCAAACACCAGCGGTGTTGTATGCGGTAATTGTGAGCTGGGCTGTGTTTACGTTTCCGGTCACGTTGCTTGCTCGGATTACAAAGCTAAACGGGCCGGATACTGTTGGCGTTCCTGTTATGGCTCCGGTCGATGTGTTTAGAGATAACCCTGTTGGGAGGTTTCCCGAAAAGACCGAATAGCTTGTTGCGTTGCTTGCTGATACACCGTCGGAATAAGCGGTTCCGACGTTAGCCGTGGGATTGACAGTTGAATCAGTAAATACTGGCGCGGGTGGATTGACCGCGAAAGTAAAGGTTCTATCGGCGGATGAGCTGTTGTTGAAAGCTCTAACTGTGAATGAAGCGGTTCCCTCTTGTGTAGGAGTTCCCGAAATTACGCCGTTAGTTCCAAGGGATAGCCCTCCGGTTGCTCCGCTTGAAGTAACTAATCCATAGCTAGTTACTGGGCTGGCTGATACGGTTGTCGAGTAAGAGGTTCCTCTTGTGGCGGTTGGAAGCGTGGTGCCCGTAGACCATGCCGGGGTTGGCCAAGGCTGCGTGGTAAACGTTCCGCTTGCGTTTGCGATTCCCATCGACCCCTTCGGGTCGTTAGTTCCGGAGAATGAAATTGCCGCGCCCGGGGTGACGTTGATTGTTCCAGACCCGATGAGCTTCGACATGTTCGCGCTTCCGCCAGAACGGAAGTCGTAGGTGTAATAAACAAGTCCGCCACCGAGAGTTGCGCCTCCAAGGGCAATGTCCATCCGAGGCGCGTTAGCGTTTCCAGCGGAGTTAATGTTGTAGCTTGTCCAACTGGTGCTTGAACGAACAAAATAGGCGACCCAGTTAACTTGGCCAACCGCGGCATCAGTAATCGTAATTTGGGTTGTGAAAACCGAGTTGCTAACGTGCGTGAATGTATAAGTTTGTGATGCCATTTTTTAGCTAACCGCTTTCTCTAGTAGCTAATCCAAACGTCGCCGATACCCCAACCGCCGGCAGGAGTCGATGGCTGGGATGTTGATACAACAATTCTTTTACCGGAGACAAACGTAATCGATGCGCTTGGCTCTAGCTTGCTCGTCGTGATTGATGCGTCGGCAATTTTTGCGCTAGTGATTGCGTTGTTAGCAACTTTTGCGTTTGTGACTGCGGTATCCGCCAATTTGATTGTTGTGATAGACGCGTCCGGAACGAAATTTGTCCACGCGGAACCGCTCCAATACTCGGGGGAACCAAGCGTGGTGTTCAATCCAAAAGTCGGAATTTCCGGAGACGTTGGTCTTGTGTCGGTTGTCCAAACGCGGAACTGCGTGCCCATGAATGTTCTGATGTCGGTCACGTTTGCCGGTGCGATTGTGGTCGCATTAGCCGCAACGCTAACGTATGCGATTGCTAGTTCGAATGTTCCTTCGTCGGTTTGCGTCAATGTAGCCGGGACCGGTGAAGCCGCAGCGGTTCCAGCAACTACTGCGAGAACAATGCTGTTAATCGTTGGGTTAAGTCTTAGGACTACCGTGTCAATTCGTGGGTTAGTTGTGGCTGCCCCGATTGTGACGGTTTCGATTGCGTTGCTGTTGTAAAGGTGTCCGCGAACTAACGCGTAGCCGGCGGCAACCTTTACGTTCATGCCCGAGCTGTCACCCGTAGCCTTAAGAGAGGTATCGGCAGGATTACCCCAAACACCGCTCGATTGTAGCCGTCTAAATAGTTGCGAGTATTGTGCCTCGGTGGTGTTAGCGTTCTCGAACGGGTAGCTTGTTTGAGCCATTAGTATCCTTCTCTCTTAGTTATTTTTTGGCGAATTAGAGCCGGCCCCAAGTAACGGGACCAACTACGCCATCGACCTTTATGCCTTGCGCTGCTTGAAAAGCTCTAACCGCCCTGTCGGTGATTGGTCCAAATTGACCGTCGGACTTGATTCCTAGCGCGGTTTGTAAATACCTAACGCTTGCGCCGGTCGAGCCAATTCTTAGCCAACCCGAAAGAGCAGGCTTTGATGGGCGTGGGGCAGCGGCGGGCGCAGGGGCCGGAACATTACCCTTTAGAATTTGATTCACCATTGCTTGAACTTGAGCGGCATTGTGCCCGGCGTCGGTTAGCCTTTGGCGTCTAGTTGGACCGTTTCCCCACTTGCCGGCAATTACTTCGCGGGCAATAGTTTCGACGGAACTAACAACGGGTGCGGATGGCGCGGGCTTACTTGGCTGGATTGGGCTCGATGCTCTTTTATTACATTCGGCAACAATGTAATCAAGCTGCGAAGTAAGGAACGGGCCCGGGCACGCGGTGGCGACGTATTGCGAGTGCCATGCGATAAAGAACTCGTTTTGCTTTTGGGTCTTTATGTTTTTGGCGAATCCTTTGCCGGCTCGTGGTGATTGGCTGGCGTGGTAAACGATGACGTCAATTAGAGCGTCAAGCGATTCCGGAGATACCGGCCAGTCCCCGCCGGTGGATGAATTGTCAATCTCGAAAGTAACGGCGCTCGGGTCCGGTTGCCCGCCGGTAGAGTAAGGGCGACGCGATGGGTGAACTATTCCGGTGACGGCTCCGCTTTTTGAGATGTGGTAGGTCGGGTGAGAATTGCGAGCATTAGCATTAGCAACGTAAGCCAACCCATTAGTGCCGGCGACGTGATGAATCACTACCCCGTTGATTGAGTTGCCGTTGCGGCTGCCGCCGAATCCGTTGTCTTGAATTCCGGCCACGTTTGGATACCAGTTTGTCATGCTCGCCTTTCGTTAGTCGTTTATTTTGGGATACTTTGCCTTTACAGCAAGGCAAGCGGCAACGTAAGCGTCAATTTGTTCTTGGTCCCCTTTTACTACACCGTCTAAGTAATCGGTGATTGGAGGGTACTCCGGGGCGCGAAGTCTTTGATACTCAAGGGCGTCATAGGCAGCCTGTAGTTTTTTAGCTTCGGCAAGACATTCTTTCTCCGATGGCTTTGATTGCGATTTGTCGAGCCAATCAAGGCCTTCGTAACTTTCGCCGGTTAGACACCATTCAGCTCCGGGTCTTAGTGATGCGATTGCTTCTGGGATACCAAACGTTCTTTTCATGTTTCTCCTTATTGTGCGATTTCCAATAAAACTATAGACGTGTTAGGGCCGCCAGAGGCATCACCGTACCCCATCGAAATTGCGGCGTTTCCGGCAGAACTTAAGCCGACGTCATAGTTGTAAACCAAGGTCGTACCCGCGGCAACGTCCGGAGAATCAATTACGTTAAAAGTGTGGAGTTGAAAAATAGAAACCGGACTGTAAAAAGCGTACATGTCAGCGTTTATGTTGGTCCCGTTTCGAGTAAGCCTAGCTTTGCCTCTCAAGTTACCTCCGGCCGTGTATCCGGTTGCGGAACTCATCACAAGAATTTTTGAGTTAGGTTGCCTCGTCGTAATTGAGCAAGTCATGAAATTAGTGAAATTCGTACTTGAAATTGTGAGCAGGGTTGTTTTTGCGGCGTCAGCTTGACCCCTGTTAACAAATTGAACTTCTTGTAAAATTGTATCGTAAGGCTGCCCAAGGCTGTTTTCCCATTTGTCAAATCGCATTGTTGAACTCATTGCGCTATCTCCATCAGGGTAATGTAAGAAGGGTTTGAATTGTTTTGGACCTGAACCTGATTTGCTGCTGTAGCGTTGGCAAAAGTTGTTTTATAGGTAATAGCAGAAGTTGTATTTGGTGAATCTAAAATTTGTAAAAATTGATAGGTGTTTATTTCAACAGCGCTAGCGGTTCTTAACAAAGAACTTGATTGAAGAATCTGCGTGGTCCCTCTAATAATTCTAAGCTGAACCGCGTTTTCAGTTGCTGATGAGCCTTTGAAGGTGTGCTGGTTAATAACAACCAAAATTTTTGAGGAGGCAGATTTTGGCGTTATTGTCGCGCTTAGACCGGTATCAACGTAGCTAGTGCTCGTACTCATAAGGCTTGTTGAAGTAGTCCCTTGAACAATTTGAACAACATGACCTTTAGAATAACTTGAACCGTTTCCGCTAACGTCAGTAATGCTATTGACTCGTAGCTCGCTCATTGAGCAACCTCCATCAACATCAAAGACGATGTGCCGAGCTCGTAGCCGGAAACTTGACCAGTCCAAGCGGCAACTCTGTTGTTAAAAATTGTTCCGCCGCCGGAGGCAATAAAAGTGACGCGGTAAACGATTTCCGAGGTTGTGCCCGGGGTATCGGAGATGAAAAGGCTCATTGATTCCGGTGTGCTTGCCGCGTCGTTTAGCCAATAGCTCAAAGCTGTAGTTGTGACACCGGTGATAACCGTCCCAGAAGGGTCAGGCTGCCCCCCAATTTGTGTTCCGTTTCTACTTACGCCCCACATTGAGTTATAGGTGACGTCCTGCGCGCTTAGTTCTCCAAACCATCGGGCCTGAATTATTATTTTACTAGTTGCGCTTTTTGGAGTAATCCGAGCCTCTAGAGCTCCGACGTTAATAAAGGTGTTAACCGGAAGTCCTTGCGATGACCTTCCTCGGTCCTCAACATTCACTACTTGTATGACATGACCGGGCGCATAGAGCGTGTGTCCGGACGGAACCGAAACAACGTTGCTGTTTACGGTTAGCCCGCGTAATTGGCCGACGCTTAGTTCGCTCATACAATACTCCAAGAGGACCCGGATGGAATCGTAACAACGACCCCGCTTGCTATTGTAATCGGTCCGGCGCTTACTCCGTTGAAACCCGCCGGAATCGAATAGTTAGCGGTGATGCTTTGTTCGTTTAGCTGAATCGCAAACCGACCGCCGCCGTCTATCCATTCGAAGTCATAATCGGTGTTGGATGCCTTGCCTAGGACTTGACCTTCGGTGCCGCCATCCGGCACGCCAAAGCCTGCTGGGCCTTGTGGGCCAACATCGCCAGTTTCACCTTTAGCACCAACGAGAATTGTTTCCCATTGAGAAGTTGCTTGGTTGTAGTATTTTAGGTTAGCCATTGCGCCGGTCTTTCATTAAGTCGTGGGGATAAGCGTTGCCCAAATAGTAGCAAAATCGTTCACGTCCGTAGTTGCGTCGGTTGTTATTCGCGCGTTGTAAGTTCCCGCGTTCAAAGTAATTGTTCCAACACCGACAGGGCAAGCCATGTGAGTTGAGGCCGGGTTAAAGTAGTGCTTTGATTGGGCAACGGTTGTGGACCCAACAATCAAATTCCAGGTTCTTAGTGTATTAGCCCCCGAATAACCAGATGATGAAAACTGAAATTGACAAATAAATCTTTTGTTAAGAGTGAATGAATAGTTAGTTCCCACAGTACCCATGTTTACTACTTGAATAAATTCTGGAATAGCGCTTGTCCAAGCAGCGTTGTAGTTAGTGCTGTTTTGCTTAACTAAAATTTGACCAGCGGTTCCACCTGTAGGAACTAGCGTTTGCCATTGAGTATTGTAGTCGCTTGTCGATGTCTTAACTAAAGCCTGCCCGGTTGTTCCACCGTTTGGAACTAGCGTTCTCCATTCGGTAGCGTAATCAGTCGCGGATGTTTTAGTAAGAGCTTGACCAGACGTTCCTCCAATAGGAACACTTGGCGGAGTAATCCACTGAGTATTGTAGTTAGTGCTGTCAATTTTGGTGAGCATTTGACCAGCGGTTCCGCCCGTTGGTACGGGAATGTCGGAGGGCTCGTCAGAATCTAGCCATAGAACTCCGGTTGATTCCGGCGGCTCCGGGGATACTACTAGCCCACTATTACCAACTTGCGTCGCGGTAAGAATGATAGAAGGAACGTCTGGATACACCGGTGATGCGCCTCCGGGGAGGGCTTCAATTTTTAGGTCTAAATTATCTCCGGCCCAAAGGATTTGAACGTAATCCGCGGCCGCCGCGGTAGCGACGTAATTGATTGTTAAAACGGAACGATAAGGGACCCCCGCTGATTTGCGAGGTGCTAGGTCAATCTCCGTGGATGAATCCGGGTAATCAACGCCATTCTTTCGCACCCAAACAACAGCCTTAGCCAACACGTTTGCGAGGTTAGTTAGCTGAATCGAGAACGTCATGCTGTATGTGCCTGCGTTCGCAAAAAGAATCCTGTTGCCGCTTGCGATACTGATGCCGTTTGCTTCGGCTTCGACCCCGATTGCTATCGGCTGGGATGCGGTAGTCGAAACTAAAGGCTGGTCGGTCATGTCGTAAAACGAACCATAATAGCCAACGGAACCGCCGCCCCCGCCACCCCCGCCGCCTCCGCCAGTTGCGTTGCGCTCAAGGTTGCTGATTCGACCTTCTTGATTTGACCGCGTGTCAGCAGCTTCGCTATCAGGGTCCGCCGTTGAAGGTTCACCAACGGTTGCGCCAATACGAACGCCATCCGCTGAAATTTGGAGGCCAACTTCGGTCACGATTCGCGAGATTGTTGTATCCCCAACGACTACGCTTACGCGGTCGCCTAAATTCCAATCAATCCCATAAGCCATGTTTTGGTCATCGCTTGGGCTTGCCGAGATTCCCTCAATCGTCTTACCCTTTTCGGCGAGCGCCTCTTGTCCCGCTTGGGTTAGCTCGGTGGTGTTTGAGCTGCCTCTTTGGTCCTTGAATAGTTCGATGCGCCGGGCCCATGCTGCCTCCGCGGTAGTTGAATCCGATGTTGTAACTTCTACCATTGCGCGGCTTGCGCCTTCGCCTTGCCCGGCTACAATCGCGCGGGTTAGCGCTGGGGCGGTGTAGGTATACTCCGTGCGGGTAAGGCCATTGTTATCGATGTCCATGCGAACGGATGCCGAACGGTCGGTTGGCTGATACACGCGAAATTGTAGCGACGCCCCGGTTTGCTTTATGTCAAAGCCTAGGCCGTCAATTAGAGAGAGCCCGTTAAGTAATTCTCCTAGGCGGTCGAATCTCGCGTTACCGGTAACGGTTGAACCGGTGGCTGAATCAGCCGCAAGAGTAAGAGTTGGGATTTTACGAGCTGTCGGCGCGCTTGGGCCAATGTTTGCGTCAACATAGGCGTTCATAACGGTCGATGCTATTCCGGTGCGAATGTCATGAGCGTTTGTTTGGGCGGCAACGTCTGCGGTGGTTGGCGTTGGGTAGGCAAGCCTTTCGGAAAGAACAACGGAATCGTCTAGCCCGGAGATTAGCCATGTGCCAATCGGGTCGTCTTGAGATTGCGTGCGCTTTGCGGATGTTGTTGGCCCAGACATAATAACGCCGTCGGGTCCGGTGACAATGATTCCAGCGCCGGGAGCGCGCAATGCCTCTGCCATTAGATTATTGGCCGGCAGCGGGATAGACCAGTTGCCGACGTTGTTGAATCGCAAGACCGCGGAGAATCCAACTAGGTCCCGCGGGAGTAGCTGGCCAACTCTTTCAAGGTTTGCGTTGCGGACCTCAACGGTTAGGTCTGTAATCAACATCAGTGAATAACCTCGCGCCTTGGGCTGTAGAAGCCGCTAATTCGGGTCTCGTTGTTTGCCCCGGTAGCAACTATGTCGATTGTCGATTGGCCGGGTGGAATGTAAAAAAGTTTTGGTGCGGCAGCTAGATTAGCGTACACGTTTGCGCCTAACTGGTCAATAACTGTTCCAGCCTCT